TTTTATTAATTAATACAAAAATAGTCAATAAATTATACAAATTATATTCAATTTGAGAGTTCATTATCAAATATTATTGTAGCATTAAAACTAAATGAGATTCTTTCCTTATCCTCATCATCAGTATTATATGGATAAACAACATGAGATAATGAGTTTGGGAATAATATCCAATCCCTAACCTCTGGCATAACTCTATAAGAATTATTATTAAACATATTTTCAGATCCTTCTATAAACTCTGTTTGACCTGAGAAATCATTATGTTCTTTTGCGTTAATTGTTGAAATCATTTTAGGTATTTGTAAATAACCAACGCAGCTTAAATGATAATTACCATGCACATATTCAGTATGAGTGTGAGTAGGTTGAAAATCGCCAGGTTTACTAATTACATACCAAGCTGAATTAATTAGAATAGATTTAATTTTATGGTCTATATGATTTTTGACATAAGCATTAATAATTGGATCAAAAAACTTTTGTTTCCATTTAAGCATAATCTCTGGTGAAATTAGATATTCTGAATCTACATGACCGACCAACTTTTTAGACCAATCATGGTTCTTTTGTTTCTCTTTATCTTGTCTTATTTGTTTTAAATCATCTTGAAAGTCTTTCATTAGTCCTAATGGCATAACTGCTTTAGCAACTGTTGAGCCAAAAGGTTTAAATAATTTAAAATTTATCTTGTCTGACATCTTCCTCCATATTGGTTAGTTCTTTTATTAAAATTTTATAAGCTGGTGGTCTATTGGGATAACCAAAATCTGTTAATCTTTCTGGTATATCTTCCTTAAATAAAAATGAACCCATAATACTAAAATTAAAATCCTTATCATTATCTTTAATGACTAGAATATATTTACCTTTCTTTTCTCCAGGTCTTATCAGTAAAAAATTGTATTCTTTTTTATCTTGGGTTCTTATCTCTATATTGTTTTGAAAGTCTGAGTCTGAATAGAATTGTTTATCATCACTATAAGAACCATTATAAAAGCTATTAGTTGCTTTTGCATAAGCAACCTCTCCTAAAGATCCTAATATGCCATCAGTTAGTTGTGATTTAATTCCTTTGGTGTAACCATAAGAAAAGCCTTTACCCATTCTAAGGTTGCCTATGTACCTCTTAGAGGCAATATTTAAGGCTAGTTCAACTTCGTTAGCTTCTAGTTTAACTTTTATCATTCTTTGATCCTTTTATTAGTTGTTTTAATATAGTTGTTGAAGGGTTAAAATCGTAATCACTAAATGAGCAACTTGATAGCAATATAAATATTATTAAGTATTTCATTTTCTATTCCTTGAAAAAATAGTTCTCCAAAACCATGAACGCATCATAGATATAACAGTAAATATTACCGCTATATGAAAGCTCTCAAGAACTGTTGGGTGTAAATCAAAAAATGGGAATATAAATAATTGAATTAAGGTAGATAAAAACAATCCAGATCCCACATCAATTACTGTTTCAAATAAATTTCTCATATCCAATCAATTGTAGGTTTACCATTATAATTAACATCAAAGACAAACCAAGCAAAGCACATTAGACCACCTTTTTTATCATCTTTTTTAAATCCTAATCTCTTGCTAAAAATTAAAACTTTTTCTAATTTATTTAAATTAAAAATATTTTGATACCTTTTTATACCTTCTAAATAAGTTAGCTTATGTAAAAATACAGCTTTACTATTAACGCAACTTAAAGCTTTTAATGTAAATTCTAATGATAATTTAAATGGTGGATTAGTTATTATATTATCATATTTAATGTTATGATTTGATAAAAAATCAATTGTTGTATCTCCATAACCATAATTATTTAAATCTGAAGAATAAACATTGTAACCTTTATCAGTTAAAACTTTAGATATAGCACCATCACCACAAGCACACTCCCAAATATTACCTTCAAATTTTTGTTTCTCTAATAAAGCAATTGTTGCTTCAGGTGGTGTAGGGTAAAAATCATTTTTGTTTCTATCATTATTTAAATTATGTCCTACCATTTGCATGGATGTTTTACTTGTCATTTTCTTCCTTTTTGATTATTGGTTTATTTTTTTTAGGCTTTTTCTTCTTCTTAAAAATATCATTGTAATTCTTTTTATAAAGCTCTGTACTTGGTCGGCTTCTTCCATCCCATTTGGTTGACATTATTGTTCTTCCTCCTCTATTTGTTTTTCTACATCTTTAAATTTAACACCTTCAACATTTTCAAACCAACATTCAACGCAGTAATCTTTTCCCTTCTCAATTACATCCGCTGGATCTTTGCATTTAATACAGATTTTATAATCTCCATAAATATTTGTTTTACTCATTCTCTGCTTCCATAATTGCTAAACCAAGTTCTCTTGCGATTTGTGGCACTATAGAATTTCCAAGAGCTTTTATTCGGTTGGCTCTATTTTTGTCCATTGTTGTGCATATCCCATTAGGAATTCCAAAAAGTTTGGATTCAGTTTCCCACCAGGTTGGTTGTTTTTTAATATCTGTCTTGCACAACTGTTCTGTGAGTTTTTTCCCATTTTCCAGGTTGTGTTGTAACTCATGTCCTTGTGGTCTGATGCTCTTGGTGTTGGATAGTTCCACTTGATTACTGGTTGAACTGAGTTGTGATCTTTGATTGCTGTTAATATATTTATTTGATGCTTCTTCTCCCTTAAATTTTTCTGACTCCTTGCTCCTCTTGCTGAATCCCAAGCATTTGGTGTTGGCAGCAACGATCCAGACTCTACTGCGTTTGTGCCATGCTCCTTGCGAACTAGCTGAAATATTAAAAGTTTGGACTTCGTAATTTTCAGATTCCAAATCATTGTGTATTCCTTGCAAGATTTCTCCATTTGAGATGTTAATAAGGTTTTGCACATTTTCGCCAATAATCCATCTGGGTTGAACCTCTTTAATGACTCTAAACATTTCATCCCACAAATATCGTTCATCATCTTTTCCTTTTTGCTTACCGGCAATACTGAAACTTTGGCATGGGAATCCCCCAGTAATGACATCTGCTTTGTATCTATCTCCTTTGACATTTCTTATATCTCCTTCAATTGGTATGTTTTTAAAATTCTTCTTTAAAACTTTTTGACAAAATTCGTCTTTCTCTACAAATGCAATAGTTTCAAAAAATCCTGTAGATTCTAATCCTAAACTAAAACCACCTAACCCACTAAATAGGTCTAATAATTTAAGTTTAGTTTGTGGCATAATAAAAAATCCACAAAGCCAACTCTACTGCGATAATTGTTTCAAGCATTGTATCTTATCCTTTCCTTTATAGTTTTTGATTCTATTCCAAGTAACACCATTAATAGACCTAGAACCTTCTATTATGTTTTTAAAGGTGTCAATTTTTAATTTTTCTAGTTCTATATCAGTTAAGAGTTTTTCTTTGTCTGTCATGTATGTTCTTTCTTAATTGGTCTAGTTTCTTGCTCCAAAGCTCTTTCCACCCTTTAGGACAATTATGTATCATATGCTCTAAGTTTTTTAATCTTCTATTATCTGTAAGTTTTACATAATCAAATATTAAAGGCAATCCAAATTTATTCCTCATTATATCCCCCCTTGTGTTGCTAGTTGATGAAGTACCATTAACCCTAAAGTTACAAATACACTAACTGCAAATGTGAACCCTAGAACATAATATATATATTTTTTCATAGTTACCTTTCTTTTAATTAATTGTATTGTTAATTGGTTGATGATTATTAAAAGATAATTCAGCTCTAAATTGCTTTAAAGCTGATTCAGCTCTTGCTAAACTATGTTTTGGTAATTTTCCATTTTTAAAAAATAACCAAAATTGAGTTTCTTTTCTTGGTTCTCCCATTTCTTTAATTTCTCCATTTGTCTTTGCTACTATCATTATTACCTTTCTTTTAGTTTCTGATCTCATCAGTTAGGGATTAACCCTAAGAACCCCTTGTGGGGGTGTTTCGGTCTTTAAGCTGCTTGTTTTTTTGGTTCAAACCCTAAGATAATATTAGCCATAAAATCCCAGTAATTAGCTGCAACTGTATTTTTTAGCTTATCATTTGGGTTAGGATTAATTGAACCCATTTTGATGGCTAGGTCAACAATTGCGTCATTATAGTATTCTATATCTAATGCTAGACCAGATAACCATTCAGACATGGCTTTATATTTTCCAACTCTTTCAATCATAAAACCATATTCAGAATTGAAACGATCAAAAATATAACTAATCTTTTCTGACTCTGAAGTTAATGGCTTACCTTCTCCATCTTCTTCTATAGTTGAAAGAATATAATTTTTATAATTCTTTTTGTATTCTGTATGATGTAATTTAGTCATTGTTTCTTTCCTTTGTTGATTTGTTTTAAACATGATTACTTGTACTATCTTTGTATTATACTGTCAACTATTAAAACCACAAAGTTAAAAATAATTAATGTTCGCCAAATGTTCTTATTGATTGTAATATGATTAAGTATTAAACAACACCCTGAAAGGAAGGTAAGATATGAGCAAAAAAGGGTTTACAATGATACCAAATCAATTAATCATTGATGAGGGTCTTAGCAAAGAGTCAAAAGCATTATTTGTTTATTTGCGGTATTTATCGCCAAATTTTAGAATATTAAGAAATGCCACATTATTGACAAAATTAGATATGTGCTTGTCCACACTTCAAAAGGCTAAAAATGAGCTTATGAAAGAAGGCTATTTAGTTATCCACAGAAAGACCTCAGCTAATAAATATGAGCTAAGACTACCTATTAAACAAGTACCTGATAGAGTATTAAATAAGCAGGTGGGTAAGTATAATTTACTTAGTATTAAGAAGAACAATACTACTCTATATAATAATATACTTCATAAGAAAGGTTTTAAAGGTTTTAAGAAATGAGTGAAGAAGAATATCATTATAATAATGAACCTTTACAAAAGAGTTATAATAACACTTATACCCCCCCTGAGAAGATTGAAATAGTTTATCAGTTAATGAGAGATTATGAGTCTGGAATGGTGTCGGATGCTCAGGTTCGTTGGATCGTAAACAATGCCAAGTTTGGTTCTTTTACTATTATGAAAATAATAGATAAGTTATTATTTGAGAAGAAATTAAAGTATAATCCAATAACCCTTGACAAGCGAACATTCTTTAGAGCTAAAAGACCTTTTGATTTGTAAAACACAACATATTGTGTTAAAGAAATTATAGACTACTAAGCTCCCTTGCTTTGGTCTATTAGTTATAACTGTTACTGGTGGAGTCTTTTCCTTTCTTTCTATCTCTGCCAGTAACCCTAAACAAAATATTATGGCAGGCAGAAAAAAAAAGCTAACTGAAAAAAAAATAGATCAAATCTTAGAAGCTTTTAGTGATGGTTTAACAATAAGAGAGGTTTTCCAAAGAGAAGAAATAGATTTCACCTGGTCAAGTTTTAGAAGGTATTTAATAACTGATAATGATTTAATGATGAGATACCAAAAAAGCAAAGAATTAGCAATTGACCTTAAATTATCTGAGCTTGAAGATAAAAGAAAAGAACTTGAGTTAAAAATAGAGTCTGGTGATCTAGATCCTAAAGCTGCACAATCTATGGTAAACCTTTATAAGATTATTACCGCACATAATCAATGGTCAGCTTCAAAAATTAGTTCAAAAGTTTATGGAAAAGCGGCAGAAACTTTATCTATAAAAGGTGATAACAATCAACCCTTGTCTATTTCTTGGTCTAAACCTTAGATATATTATGATTATTTCTTTTGCTAAACCTTC